AAAATTGGACGCCGATACCCCGCCTTAAGGGGTCAAATTTGCACGCCGAAACACATACAAGGCGCTGGCACTGGGGGACGATGACGCCGACCGTCTCATCATGAAGATGTTCAAGAAGGGCATCATCAACTGCACCCGTATCCCTGAGGTGCTGGAGCAGTGGGAGAACCCGACATGTGACTATGGTCCGAAGACGGCCTACCGGCTGTTCAACGGCGCTACCTGGACGCTCAAGCCCAAGGTGATGGAGCAACCGCAGCTCACCCGCGATCTGCACGAACTGATCGATGGCGAATGCACCCGCCTCAACTGACTACAGCACCCCCACATTCTGGGGGTGTTTTTACCTTGAAAAATCTCTTTACCGGAGAGCGCAACGAACGTACAAAGTGACATGAAGCTAATTTAACTCTAGGTGGTAGCGAATGGCTGAACATATTGCGGGAAAAGTACGCGAGTGGCTTTTATCGAATGTCCACAACTACCCGCTCGAAGACAAGGCCGACGAAGTCCGCCGTCTCACAAGAGCTTTGACTGATGACATGATGAAAGAAGGCTTTGACTTGGAGTCCATCGAAGATCAAATCGGCAGTTTGGAAGATCGAGTGGAAGACTATTTTGAGCAAGTTCAAGACTCAGAGTTGGGGTTCAAGGGTTAGCTTTCTGGGGGAGGGCTTTCGTCCTTATTCTTAGCCATATCTCGGACGATTGCCCCCACTTCCCTCCCCTCTTCAACGTCTCTACTTTTGGCAAAAGCGCGCCGAAAGGGGATACCAATCGGTGGGGGAGAGTGCGGAAACTAGAGTCCCGCACTTCACACAGGCTACCCAACGAACGCGTCGAGCCCGTAGCTGATGCTGCCTTCACTACTAAGGCCCGTTTCCGCCTTTTTTCTCGGCAAGCCCCTTGTGAAGCTACAATGAAAAAATGATGATGACTCAAAAGGTTTTCTAACTGGGGGAACATCGGATGTTAAGAGAGTTTCTTGAGCAGGGGTCACCGGTCGGAGTCACCCTATGTTTCTACGCTGCGTGCGTCTATTTTGGGTTCCTTCAACGATCGCAGCAGCCATCTAACTTTGCTCTCAATCCACCGGTTCTCCATAACGCTATTGGGACAGTTTTTAAGATCGCAGCCTTACCTGCAAATCTATGGATTGCGGTGTATCTTGCTAACTTCTTAGGCTTGCTTTGGGGAATACTTGCCGGAATGGCTTTGTTTGCTCTGAGCGGGATGCTTGGTGTGACTTTGAGATTTGGCGGCAAACTTCTTGGGCTACATGTCATTCTGGGTTTGTTGGCATTGGGCATTGGTTACTACTTAACTATCTCAAGTTTTACTTGACCGGGTCGTGTGTAAATTTCTCGTTTCAATGCTTCGAGAACTATTTTCGACTTCATCAACACGCAGGCCGATTGTTCAACAGGCCCAGTTTTTTCTAACGCGGCGAAGCTGGCATTGATCGCCAGCGCTCCAGCGGCAGCTTTGTCCCGGATAGCTGACCTTCATCAGTCATGGCGGAACCTTGTGTCAAGGACAGTGCACTAGCCGAGATTTCTTATCCCCAGCAAATGACCGCGTTTGGCCGGTGGTGTATAGTAGTATCTGTATAACGCCGCGTTATGCGAAAAAGACACAAGCTCATAGACCTGCAAATGTCACTTCATCAAGAGCTGATATCGCGACGGAAGTGCTTGTCCGACGTTCCATACAAGAGCCTTACACCCGAAGTCCGCGCCGAGATAGAAGACAAGGCCAATCGCCTCTATCACCCGCTGATGATGCGGGAGAAGGTGACGGTTTGGAGGTTTCTTAATCGCGATGGGCTATAATTTATATATGAACAACTCACAAGAAGACATGCCGGTTGAGGCCGTCCCTGTCTACACAAATCAAGGTCGACCAACGAAGTACTCCCCTTCGATAATTAAGAAGACGTATGAGTACATCAACAACGCCCGTGACAAATTCTATGACTATCAGAAGAGCTTTGGCCCTACCGATACCTATGAGCGTAGGGTGATGGCCAACTTGCCGACACTGGAAGGTTTGGCTCTATTTTTGAATGTACATCGTGACACCGTGCACACCTGGTCGAAGAAATACCCCAGTTTTTCCGACGCTTTGGATATCCTTATGGCGGTGCAGCGAGAACGCCTTATCAATCGAGGCCTTTCCGGTGACTACAATCCTGTCATCGGTAAGCTCATCCTCGCCGCCAATCACGGTATGAAGGACCGGATAGACAACACCACAGACGACGCGCCGTTGCCTGCACCGGTGACGATTAACAACTATAAATCCCTATCAGATGACGAACTCATTGCCATCGCCAGAAGTGGTAAAGGCGGAGCTAGCAAGTAGGGAACTAGCAAGGAGGCACCTCAGCCACTTTGCCGACTATGTCTATGACGACTACCTAGAGAGCTGGCACACGCTGGTTCTTTGCGATGCGTTGGACCGTGTGGAGCGTGGCGAAATTCGCTTCCTCGTCATCGAAGCGCCACCGCGTCACTCCAAGTCCGTGCACGTTTCCCAGCTCTTCCCCGCCTATGTCGTGGGAAAGGCCCCGGATCGTTCGGTCATTGTCTCCTCATACTCAGGCGATCTAGCGGTCAAGCATGGCCGTGAGACGCGAAACATCATCGTTGGGGAGCCGTATCAGCGCCTTTTCAAGACGCGGCTGGCACCCGACAGCAAGGCGAAGGGGACTTGGAACACTCAGAAGTTCCGGGAGCCGGATGCGCCAGGGCAAGAGGGTAAGTGGGTTAATGCCAAGGGTGCGTACAACGCCGCCGGTGTTGGTGGCTCAATCACCGGGAAGGGCGCGGACGTCTTTGTCGTCGATGACAGCCTCAAGGACCGGAAGGAGGCCGAAAGCCAGCTGATCCGCGACAACGTCCACAGCTGGTTCAAATCCGTTGCCCGCACCCGCCTTACCCCGGACGGTGCGATGGTGGTGATGGGGACCCGCTGGCACCAAGACGACCTGCAAGGGCGCATTCTCGATGAAGAGGAGTGGGTTGATTACTTCGATTTCCTGAAGAACGGCCTTGGAGACGCCAAATGGGTGCGCCTGCGCCTCATGGCGATCGCAGAAGATGCTGAGACGCACCGCGGTGCCGGTGAAGCTCTCTGGCCTGCCCGCTATGGCCTAGAGGAGCTGGCCGATATCAAGAAGTCTCTCGGTCCCTATGAGTGGGAGGCGCTATATCAGCAGCGGCCCATTTCATCCGAGACGCAAGAGTTCAAGCCTGCCTGGTTTCGGTCCCGCACTCATACCGAGGTGGCCGCGCTCAAGCGCAAACACCGCACACTGACCATCGACACGGCAGCTTCCAAGCGACAGGAGGCTGACTTCACCGGGCTGTGCGACAATCTCATTGATACGGACGATTGCTGGAACTTCCGGGCGTGGAAGCTCAAGATTGCGCCTGATCAACTGATTGAGCTGCTGTTCTCGCTTCATCTAGCCAACAAGTACGACCAGATTGGCATCGAAGAAGGGATGTATACTCTCGTACTCAAGCCGTTTTTAGACAAGGCGCAGCGGGAGCGTGGAGTGTTCTTGCCGATTGTTCCGCTCAAGCACAATAGTACGCAAAAGGAGGTCCGTATTCGTGGACTAATCCCTCCTTATGCGGCAGAGACGATCTACCACATCGAAGGGGAGTGTTCAGAGCTTGAATTTGAGCTGGCAGCGTTTCCAAACGGCAAACATGACGACGTGGCTGACGCAGCGGCCTATCAAGTTTCTCTGGTGGCTAACATCAAGGGGGGCCTACTATTCGCGTAGTGTATAATTTTTCATATGAGCTTCATTTCAAGAGTATTTAGTGGACTGACCAAGTCCGCTTCCGGCACCCCCTTACTCACCGCCGTTTCATCAAACTTTCATGGCTTTGAACACTACACCGATGCCCATTCCCTCAATTCATACAAGGAAAGCCTGTATCTATACATCGCCGTCTCTCTCATTGCCAAGCACGCCACCAGCGTCGAGCTGGAGCTATACAAGATCAAGAACACCAAGGGCGAACATGAAGAGGTGTTTGATCACCCGATACTAGAGCTCCTCAACAGCCCAAATCCCTTCCAGACCCGCAGAGAGCTTCTAGAAACGTCATTCTCCCACTATCTGCTTGCCGGTGACGTCTTTTGGTATGTGAACCTGCAAAACAAGGAGATGTACGCCCTTCGGCCTGACTACGTCGAGGTGATCCTGTCCCGCGACCGGCGCAGCATCTTGGCCTACCAGTATCGCCACGGCGAGGTGCAGAACTTCGCACCTGAGAATATCGTCCACATCAAGAACCCGGACCCGAGCGACATTGTGCGCGGCATGGGGGTGGTCCGGCCAGCCAGTGTGCGCATCGCCACCGAGAAGGAGGCCAGCACCTACCAGGCGAACTTCTTCAAGAACCAAGGGCGACCAGACTTTGTCGTCTTTGCCGATGAGGCAGTGACCGAGGAGAAATCCGACGATTTCCGCGCCCGGTGGAAACGTACCTTCGGCGGCAACAACGCCGGGCAAGTCGGCATATTCGGCTCCAGCGTGAAGGACATCAGGGAGCTGAACAAAACGCCGAAGGAAATGGACTTCATCGCCTCGCAGCACTTCCTGCGTGACGACATCCTCGCTGCCTTGCGTGTGCCAAAGGCCATGATCACCAGCGACGACGTCAACCTTGCCAATGGGCAGGAGGCGTACCGCATGTTCTTGCAAGAGGCCGTGGTGCCGGTCCTGGACGCCTTCATCGACGCGCTGAACAACCGGCTCATGCCGGACATCGATGCGTCCCTGTTCTTCTCTTACGAGGACCCGACGCCGAACGACCGCGAGATGCTCCTCAAGGAAGTCACCGAGCTCAAGAAGGGCGGCATCATCACCGCCAACGAGGCCCGTGCCGAATATGGCTATGACCTGATGGAAGGGGCCGATGCCTTGTCCGTCGCGCCGTCTGGCCAGCGCCAGGAGGTGCAGGAGGAGGCCAAGGCCATCGTCCGGCGGCGCCCACGGTTGGCCAAGCGCCTCAAGGCCCAAGAGGAGCTGGTGACGCTGATCACCACCGAGCCGACGCGCCAGATGAACAGCATCTTCGCCACCAAGGCCATGAAGAGCGCGTTTGCCAAGGCATACAACGACAAAGTGGACCGGAAGGCGACGGTCCTGGAGGCCGCGATCCTGCGCTACCAAGAGGGCCTTCTTGAACGCATCCTCGCCACCGAGCTCCAGCCAGCCGGATTCATGGACCTACAAGGCGAGAAAATCGCCGCTAAGCAGGCTTTGGGGCCGGTTGTGGTGAAACTGTACAAGGAAGGGGGACAAGAGGCCCTAGACGCCCTTTTCCGCAAAGCTGCGGATACCTTCTTCGCTGACAACGTGCTTCTGGCCGCCCTGGAGGCCCGCATCTTCTTCTTCACCGACAGCATGACCGAAACCACCTTCGAGATCCTCAAGGGCAAGATCGTGGCAGGCCTTTCAGCCGGGGACGGGGTGGAGAAGATTGCCGGTGACCTGCGGGAGTACTTCAAGGACTGGGGCGTCAAACGCGCCAGCATGATCGCCCGCACCGAGACTGGCCACGCGCTGAGCAAAGCGGCAAACGATGCCTACATGCAATCATCAGTCGTGACCGGCAAGGAATGGATCACAGTCGGGGATGACAAGGTCCGGCATGAGCACGTGGAGAATGATGGGGTGATCGTGGCCAAGGGGGGGACGTTCCCTAGTGGGGAGGCGTACCCGGCTGAGCACTCAATAAATTGCAGATGTGTTTTAAGTCCGGCGGTGTAGTAAAACAATACTCATATGAAAACACTCATGAAGTCACAAGGTGCAATCGGATACTGTGGTTGCTGCGGTGCAAAGTTCAAGTTTCCCGAGGATAAGCAGTGGATAACAAAGCTGGCCAAGATCGGCACCACTCTTTATTTCGGCTTTCTCTGCAAGTGCGGTGCTCATACGGATATGTCTTTCAACACGTCTTCGGATTGTGAGCCCTTCATCAAGGCGGTGGGTCTATACAGCGTGGGTTACCAAAAGGGAAAAACAAACGGGCCAACGCCGCCTGGGGCGGAAAACGGGGCCGCTTAACCGCTATGCTACAATTTACCCATGAATAAAGAGATACGAGCCAAAGCAGCCGAGCTAGTAGGAAAGCGTGTAGATGTTGACGTTGCTGCCAAAGCTGTCTCGATCAATGATGACAAGCACACAGCCGTCTTTGTCATGTCTACGGCCAGCATCGACCGGCACGGCGACATCGTCGACCAGGAGAGCTGGAACCTCAAGCACTTCATGGAGAACCCGGCCTTCTTCTGGGGGCACCGCTCCAACGACTTCCCTCTCGGGAAATGGCTGCGTGTCTGGCTAGAGGCCGATCCAGTCGAACCGTCGCAGATGATGCTGATGGGCGAGGCGGAATTTGCCGTCGACGTCCATGCCGACATCGAGCGGGCCTGGAAGCATGTGGTCCGTGGCGACCTGAACATGGTGTCCGTTGGCTTCATCCCTCACGTCGTGGACTATGAGGAGGAAAAGGACGCCTTCATCCTCAAGAATTGCGAGCTGATGGAGTGTTCGCTGGTGGGCATCGGGTCCAATCGCCGGGCGCTAGTGAAGGACTCTGATCCAACACAGACCCTCATCGACACCAAGAAGAAGATCGAGGACGCGATTGATGCAACCGATCCAGCTGCTACCCGCAAGCTGCACGGCATCAGTCTTTTGAATAAAGCAATCAGACAACTCAGCAAGTAAGCGATACTACATACCCCCTGAAATGGGCGCTTAATTTACAATCTAATTTAGAAGTATGTTTTTCAAGTTCATTAATGGGAAGAAGTTTTATTGTGACGAGAAGGGGGGCCTAACACAGAAGGACGGCGCTAACGTCGAGGTTCCGGAAACGGACACGACTGCGGTTGACGTCGAGAGTGCCGTCGATGAAGCGACCAAGATGCTCTCAGAGGCGATGCAAAAGGCTATCAAAGCCGGTGACGATGTTGCTGTAAAGCAAATCGAGAAGGCAACAGAAGCCGTAGCAAAGTTCTTTGATGCGGTAGAAGAAAAGGCGACAACTCGCACTTCGAAAGTAGCGGTGCCAGCACAAAAGGCTGTGTCGTTTGACGTCGAAGCTATCACCAAAGGCTTCGAGGGGATGAAGAAGTCAGGTGGCTCCGTGTCATTCGAGTTCAAGGACGCGAGTGAGCTAGCTTATCTCGCTAAAGGAACCGACCGCTCAGACCTTACTGGCGAAGTGATCGCACCGCAATTAGACACCGAGATTACTCGTCCAGCGCTACGCAACACCTTCCTTGAAAATATTGCTAACGTGGTGCCAATCAACTCTGATGCTGCAAGGTATACAGAAGTAACTGGCACAACTGGTGCCCCAGCTACAACTGCTGAATTGGGAACAATTCCGCAAGTAGATCGGACCTTCCAAGCGTACTCAAAGCCAGTGCAGAAGATTGCCGCAATTTCTAAGCACTCAAATGAGCTATTGAAATACGGCCCTGAACTGGTGGCCGTGTTGCGAGACATGCTTGCGATTGACCTCAATCTTGTTGTGGACGCTCAGCTTCTTAGTGGAAACGGTACAGCGCCAAACCTTCAAGGTGTGTTGGGTGTGGCTCCGGTACTCGACACCACAGCTGTCGGCGCGCAAGTAATTGCCAACGCCAACCTGTTTGACGTGCTTCGCATTGCTCTTACCAAGATCGCTGTAGCTGGAAAAGGGAAGTTCTTGCCGAACTACATCATCCTCAACCCAGCAGACAGTGAAGAACTCGACCTCACAAAGGCGACTGATGGGACATACATCATGCCTGCATTCTATGCAGCTAACGGTATGCTTATCCGAGGTGCGCGTGTGATCGAGAATACTGGCATCACAGCCGGTACCTTCCTTGTGGGAGACTTCCGATACCTCAACGTCCGACCAAACGGCGGTGTTGAAGTGGAGATCACCAACTCTGACAGTGATGACTTCCAAAAGGACATCATCGCTATCAAGATGCGACGTCACCTCGCTGCTTATGTCAAGACTAACGACAATGGAGCGTTCATGACTGGTAGTATCTCAGCTGTTAAAGGCTTCTTAGCTGCATAGTTGTATGCAACCGGGAGACATTATTGGTCTTGCCCCCGTTTCACCGGACACTCAGGCGGTTGCGGTTTGAGCTGCGATGAACTCGCGGGGCGAGCGCATTT